GCAGAAGAAGGAAAATCCCGACTACTCCCGTCGTGAGCCGCTAATGCAACAGCTTGCCTCTGAACTGCAAGACGTAGTCAGGCCAGAGTTTTTAAATTCTGCTAAAGTGCTTAAAGCACTTGACCTTATGTCTCGTGGTATGGATGTAGATTACTACTCCAAGCAAGCGGTTGAGCGCGTGCAGAAAGATGGTCTTTCTGTGCGATCTGAAAAACAACGTGCTCAGTCCGAATCTGCTGTGTCGCAAGGCGATACGTCAGTTGCCTTTGATAAGCTCTCGCTTGACGAGATGCGAAGGGCGCTTGGTCGGAGCGACGATTAGGAGTAAATAATGGCTACTTCAACTACACTTACAAATGCAGCAAACCTGCATCTGTATTATGAAAAGAAGCTGTTATCGGTACTTGAACCTCGTCTAGTTCTAATGCCTCTTGGAAAGAAACAAAGACTTCCAAAAGGAAATGGAAAACAGGTTAAATGGTTACGATACAGCGCAATTGCTGGTTCTACCAGCCCACTAACTGAAGGAACACCTCCATCTGAGATTGCCTTCAGTACCTCAAACGTAACGGCAAACATCGTCCAGTACGGACAATATGCTAAAGTATCTGACTTATTGTCTGATACTGCAATTGACCCAGTGTTGGAAAACTTGTCGGAGCGTTTTGGTATTGCAGCTTCTAAGACAATCGAAGAACTCATTGTCTCTGAACTTGCAAATAGCTGTGCAAATCAAAACGTAAACAACAGAGCTAACTTCGCAGCAATTCAAGCTAGCGATGTTATCAGTCACAAAGAACTCATCGAAGCTATGATTCGTCAAAAGGCCGATTTCATCGGACCTCACGAGTCTGGTAGTTATGTTGTAGTTCTTCACCCTCGTGCTGAATACGACCTTATGGTCGATTCACAAGCAGGTTCTTGGCTCGATATCCAAAAAGGTGTCGATAACAAGCCCTTGTTAAACGGTGAAGTGGCTCGTATGTATGGAATGAAGTTCCTTGTCTCTGACAAGATGCTGACTTCCGTAGGAACTGGCTCTGGCGGAATCGATGTTCACCAGTCATTTGTGATTGGCGAAGAAGCATTCGGAGTAGTGGAGCTTAACGGCGACTCTATGAAGATGTTTGTAAAGCGACACGGCTCTGCTGGTGCTAACGATCCTTTGGATCAGTTTGCTACAGTTGGCTACAAGATCAATGGCTTCGCAGCTAAGTATCTTGATGCTGGCTCAAAGCGAGTTATCGCAATTAACGGAGCTTCCGCTCTGTAATATGGGAGGGGGTGGGTTTCGGCCTGCCCCCGACTTTATGCCCTTTACGTTAATACCTTGGGAACAGCCAAAAATGTTACTAACGGATTTACAAGCTAAACTTAGACGAATTGATACACGTCTTTACATCGATGCTAGCCGACCTGTAACTAAAGAAAATGGTTTAAGATTTGCCCCATTGTATTTTAAGAAAGCTCGAAAGAGCGAAATAGCTGTCCAAAAATCAGACAGAAATAGCGTCAATGCAGCACATGCACAATACTTAGACGCTTTAGAACGAGGCGAAATGGACACTTATGTCAGTGCGATTTGTCTTGACTTTATCCCAGAATATGATATATTCAATATGGAGTATACGAAGTTAGCAGTACTGGGGTGGAGATCTCTTGCACTTATGATCGTTCGACAAAACATTGCAGATATTGAGAAAGTGCGAAAGGCTTTTAACTGCCAAGGACTAGGCGAATCCGATTATGATAAAGCCAGTTACTTTGGCAAACTAGAGATTGCAAAGAGGTTAGCAGATGCCTAATATTACTTCAGGATTTACGTACGCTGAAATTGTTTCTCGTGTTGTTAACTATATTGGTAACGAGAGCAGTGGTTTCCGTACATATGTTGAGCAAACTATCCCTTTAGCAGAATTTAGATTCTGCAAACTACATGACTGGTCGTTTCTTTACAAGACTGGGCTTACTTTAAACGTCACAACCGGGCAACCCGAGTACGATTTGACCGTCGGAACGCTTGGTTTCTTCATGGCTGCTAACGATATTGAGATTGTTCGTGCAGAAGCAGATAATATTGTACTAAAAAAAGTGGACATCACTGAAATTCGCAGACTTGATGCGGATAATAATGATGGGGCAAGCACTGATACCCCCAATTCTTGGGCAATTGTCGGTGATAATCGCATCCGAATATGGCCGCCTACGTTTAAAACCATGCAATTAAAGATTGATGGCAAAGTTACCCCCGTTGCTGGTGATATTTCTACATATAATACTTCATATCCAGTCATACCATACCGCTTTCAAGAGGGTTTTATTGAATATATTATTGCAATGGCCTTAGATCGTGAGAATGATCAACGAGCATTACAGAAAAAACAGGAAGCAATGGCTGTTATCCTGCAAGATATACAGTCAGACTTGCAATTGGATACTCGCATACGCTCGCAAGAAGAATTTAGATATGATGGAATTGGTGAATTGCTAGATATTCCTGGCTTTAGACCTTGGGATTAAGATGCCAACGAATAATTACGTTGAAGAATTAGAGTATAGTGATGCTAAGGGGCTTGATACGGCTTCGCCTATCAACCTTTTAACTTCCGGTTATGTCCGAGAAGCTAAAAATGTTAACCTTGGAACCACTGGAGGCTATACTAAACGCGATGGGTATCTTAATCAGTTTACAATTGCTAATGCGCAAACGGGATACTCGGTTAGACAGGGCGTAGAATATAAAACAAGCGTCGGATTTTCGGAAATTTTACTACAGTTAACTGATACTAATACGACTGCTAAAGTAGGAAAGATCCAATTAGGCCTTTTTACCCCCCTCAAAAACCCCCTAGGCGTAGATTTAGTTTTAGATCCTATTGCACGCCCGTCATTTGCTCAAGTAGGAGATTCGTTATTTTACTTAGATGGGTCCGGAGACCCAGAAACGCCGTTTGTATACGAAGGTAATGGGGTTAACACTAGGCCTTTAGGTATTATTCCACCTTCGGCAGCGCCAACCGGCGCACTTGCAGCCGGTGCGGACTTGAATGTTGGCGATTATATTTATGCATATACATACGCATTTTATTTTAATAATCAACTTATTGCTGAAAGCAGTCCATCGGAGTTATCTCCAACCATAAGTACAACTTCTGGAAATCAAAATGTGACGTTAGCGCTTGTTGGATACCCATTATATACTAATGCAAATTTATCACATTTAACTATTCAGACGCGAATTTGGAGAACAGTTGCAAATGGTTCAATACTATTTTTGGAAAGTACGGAGCCAGGTAATACAACGTCTTATCTTTCCGACGTATCTGATGACGCTTTACTATCTGAGCAAATACCACTAGATAACACTCGGTTAGAAATTTATACAGATTATAATAAAGCACGCTTTCCAATTGTTGCTAGAAACCGATTGCTTGTTTTTCACCCTGAACAAAATCGAGGTAGGTTTTCAAAAATTGGGTTAAACGGGCCTTTACCAGAAAGTTTTCCAGTACAAAACGAATTTTCAGTTGAGGGTAAATATGGTGCTGCCGATGCTTTAATCGGAGCCGCACAAATCAAGGGCATTCCAATTATTTTAAAAGAGCGGTCAGTTGGTAGACTGGAAGAAGTTGGGTTACCAGATTTAGGAAATAGCGATGACAATGTTACATATGTGTACCGTGAAATTTCTGAAGTGACTGGTGCTGTATCTCATCACGCACAATGTCAAGTTCTTGACGAATTAATCTTTTTAGGCCGAGATAATGTGTATGCAACAGATGGGCAAAATGTAAGGCCAATTGCAACGCAGATTCAAAATCTCATTAAGAGTTCCGATTTTAGTGGTAATAAAGCATATAGATTATCCGCTATTAATGACACCAAAAATCGCAGAGTATACATTCAAATTTTTAAAACAACGACATCGCAGCATCCGGATAGAACATTGGTTGGCGATTACCAACAATATCCACAGTTTCGTTGGACAACTTATGAGCCCGGAGAAGATGCTGCCTCCAATGCCCCGGGATTAAAAGCGGGTTGTTTTTTTCAAACTGAAGCTGTTGCAAATGGTGGGCTTGATATTTATTTTGGATCTTCTGATTTAGTTGGTCAATATTATAAGATGAATACTGGCACCAGTGATTATGATGCAGGTCTTGAGAAGCCAATTTATATGAAATTGGTTAGTAGGCCATATTTGTTTTCGCAGCCAATGGTTACTAAGCTCTATAAGAAAGCAAAGATTTTTGCAGAAGCAAGAGACAATACCTATCAGTTTGAGTTTGGGGCAAAGTTTGATTTAGACTTAGCAGAATCTGGTACAGAGTCATTTGAAGTGCTTGGCGTCGGTACAGTATGGGGAGCTTCAGCTCCTATTAATTATGTGTGGTCAAGTGGAAGCAACGCCTCTCCAAATTTACTTTGGACAGGTCCAGCACTGCAAGAATTTGTTTTTAATATGCATCGCAAAGCACAGATGATGCAATTAGTTTTTACACAAGACGATGAAGATGCGCCGCTGACTCTCCTCGGTTGGGGAGTATCGGGCAGTATCTTCAGCGGTATTTAGGAGTACAAAAATGGGTGTACCTTCAGTAACAGCAAGCGCTTCAAGCGCATCGTTCCATAGCTATGAGTCGAGCCTAAATGCCACGCCAGTTCTTGTCTTTTCCGGTCGAGGAAACCTTTATGGTTTCTTGATCGAGGACAATAGTGGCGCTGACATTTTCGTGCAAGTCTTTGATGCTGCATCCGCTGGTGCAGTAACAGTGGGAACAACAACGCCGGTATTTACTTTCCGAGTGAAAGCAGATCAAGCGTTTGGTAAAGACGTAAACGACAGTCCGTATCGGTTTTTTAAGAACGGGTGTGTCGTTGCAGTAACAACCACAAGAACCGGAGCAGTTGCTCCAGGAACGGCTGCAAGTGGCCAGTTCTGGTTTGTTAACCGTCAGCCTTAATAGGAGTTAAAAATGGCAACGCTTACGATTCCTCATAGCTTTGTAGCCGGAACTCCGGCTCTAGCATCGGAAGTTAATGCTAACTTCCAGGCAGTTGTTAGTTGGACGCAAGGGCAAATTAGTACCGATAACATCGGTATTCTTGGCGCGCGTTCTGTAGCGTTGCCGTCTTCTCCAACTCTTGCAATTTTATCAATATCTCAAACAGCAAGTCAAATTGGTTTAAATGTTTCTAACAACGGTACTGATAGCGCCATTGCAATTAATCAGTCTGGAGCATTAGCCGCAGGAAAAGCCGCGTTATTAATTAATAGCCCCAGCACGCAATTAAATGCGGGAGCTGCGGAAATTTTAATGACATTGGCAACCAATTCGACAATACCTGCTTTGCTAATTAAACACGGCGCAGTTGAAACTCTAAGTGCTACAAAAGATGAGTTAGACTTATTTGCGAGCGCTGTTGAAATTAGTGCAGCCCGTGTTAAACTCCCAGTTCGAACAGCGGGGCAACGAAATGCTGTAACTCAAGAAGGCTCAATTTTATATAACACCGACACGGACCAAGTAAACGTTAGAAGGTCTGATGCTTGGACCCCTATCGATGTTCCAGTAGGTTCAATTCAAATGTATGCTGTTGACGCAATGCCCGAAGGTTGGTTATTGTGTAATGGAAAAGAATATTTAAAAACTGCGTATCCTAAACTTGACGCGGTGCTAGCAGCCGGTGGTTCTTATCCTTATGGTGAAACTAATGGAAGCGGGGGAGCAGGAACAACGCATTTTAGAGTACCAAATTTAGTTGGTATTTTTCCTCGTGGTTCTATAATGGACAGCGTTACTACCCAAGTAATTGGCGGTGAGACGTTTAATGCACAAACAAGGTCAACAACACAGCAGGATTCAACGGCTGTTAACGGTTTAGCTGCGACAACTGGCAATCCAAATGTGAGTTTAAATCACACCCATGCTATTTGGGGACAATCTGGAGGTGGTGGTGGGGCTGCTCAACAAGAAACGGGAAGAAATACTTTTGACACGCTGGGCGTTAATGGTGGAAATCCAAATTTAGAGCACACTCACTCTGTAAGTTTAACTGGAGATACCGAAACTAGACCAGCTAATATTTCTTTGGCTTTTATTATTAAATGTTAATAACAAAAGAACATATTGTATTGGATGCAATTGACCGAAATGTCGAGACGAATATGCTAAATCGGTTTAAAAATTTACAACAGGACAGTTATGAAGAGATTGAAACTGATTTATCATTGGTTTTATATTTAGTTAAAAATACAATTGATTTAGCACATGCACAAAATATCGCAAAAACATATAATAAACAAGCCGCAAAACAACACGCTGGTTTTATTTTTATTGACCGGAAAAGAAACAAAGTTTGGGATGGGAATCATAGATTATACGCTTACTATTTAACCGGTAAACAACAAGTTCCAATTATTAATTTATACGAATAATATGTATTTTAGACGTGTAACATCTCAAGATCTACCCCTCTTAACCGAGTGGGCTCACGATGAAAGGTACGACGAGTTCTTTAGAAGAACTCCGCCTGCATGTGAATGGTCTCACCCAGGCTTAGTCGAAAGCACGTTTGCAAACTACTATATGATTATGAAAGATGGCCGAGAGTTAGGTTTAGCATCAATGGGTGTAGAAGATCCGTTTGCTAAAGTCTTTAAAGTAGGCGGTATGCTAGTAGCAGGGCATACTATGGAAGAAAGTAAGTTAGTGCTAGACTATATGGTAGACTTAGCCTTTGATAAGCTGCTCATGAATAAGATAGTGACAGTGGTCCTATCTCACAGAAAGAAACTACAGGAACGCTTTATGGCTTACGGTTTCAAGTTAGAGGGGGTATTTAAAGAATCCTCGCTACACCGTGGCAAATTAGTCGATGAGCATTTATACGCTTTACGGAGGGAAGAATGGGCGCAATGTTAGGAGCCTCAGCAGGGGCCGCTGGACCGCTAGCTGCATCGTTAGGCGCATCAACTGCAATGCCTACGATTGCTATGCCAGCATCAGTTATGCCGTTAAGTCAGCAAATTGCAGGTATGGCACAGCCCGCTTTAACCGCCCCTACTCTTGGCGGCGAGCAGAAGCTGCCATCTCTTGGCGTAGATTTATCGATGCCGTCTGGATCCCAAGGTCCAGGATTACTAGAACAACTCGGCTCTGGTTTAGCAGGCGCTGGTCAATCGTTTGGTGCCGTAAAGAAAGCTTTGCAACCACAATCTCAACCAATGCAAATGATGCAGTTGTCTCAAGGACGACAACCTGTGCAATTGCAGGGCACTGATCTATTATCTTTATTACGCGGTATGGGAGGCTACTAATGGCTAGCATTTTACAAAATCCGAGTGCTGGGCAAATGCTAGGGCAAGCATTTCAGCAGGCGCAACAACAAGGCGTTCCGCCGTCACAAATACAACAAGCTACACGTCAAGTATTTGGGCAGCCTCCGCAAGCCCAGCAACAAATGCAACAGCAAGCGCCTATGAATCTACTAGACTTTTTACGTTCTGGTGTAAACTGGAATCAAATATCAAAAGAATTTCAAAATATTGGGGGAAAACAATAATGCGTAACCTATTTAAAGCGGCCCTATCTTTAGGGGCATTAATTGCATTGTATAAACTTAGCGAATTTTTTGGGCATACGGATGCTATTCTTGCAGATCCTGTTACTGCTGCAGTAGGCGGTGGGTTAGGCTTGGCCCAGGGTATCATGGGCACAAGTAGCAAACAACAACAAAACCAAAGGTCATTCACACAGTTTAGACCCGAAGATCTCTCGTCAATTAGGCAAGCGCAAGGTGGATTACAGACCGGTACGCAGGGTTTGCTCTCGCAATTGCAGGCTTCTCAAGAAGCCTTACGTCAAGGTATTCAAGTACCTACTAGAGAGTTCCAATTTGCCCAGTCTCCTGACGCAATGACGCGGGCTTTAGCTGCACAGGCAACCCAAGGCATTGGACAGCAAGCCGGAGCACAGCAACGGCAATTGGCTCAACAATTTAGAGGTCCAGTTGGGCAGATTTTAGGGGCACAGGCTGGAATGCAGGCACGCTTAGCACAAAACCCAGCGTTGTTTCAGGCATTTCAACAGCAGCAAGGCCGAGAATTGGCTCAGGCACAGCAACAGCAAGCTCAGGCACAAGCTGCAAATCAGGCAGTAATGGGCCGAGAACAGGCTTTAAGCAGTCTTGCTGGTACTGGACTAGGTGCGCAACAGCAATTGCTATCTAATTTACTTGGAGTCGGTCAAGCGCTTGGTGAACAAGTGCAAAGTGCTTCAATGAAAGGTAGATCAGGAGGACTTAAATAATGGCACGCGATTATCAAAGTCTATTAGATTTTGCAAATGCGCCAGTATCTCCAGAAACTCAGGCGCTTACGGGTCAACAACCCACCCCTCAACCACAACCACAAGAAAGCGGTTCAGGTTTATTAGACGTTCTTAGCGCTATCGGGTCTGGATTAGGCACAGTAGGCGGTGCTTTAGGCACCGGCTTATTAGAAACCTTGTCTCGGTTACCTGAAGTTGCCGCATATAGACAGGCAGCACTAGGAAATGCCGAACCTCTTAAGCTTATTCAAGAACAAAAACAACAAAAGCAGGCAATGGAATCTCTGCAGGGTGCTGATTTTGGTGAGTTAACTCCGCAAATTCAACAAGCGTTAAAAGTTGGCGGACCAAAAGCTGCTCAAAAAATTGCATTACAAGCGCCTGCGTTTCGTAGTATTCAGGATATGCTTAAAGACAGTTCGTTAACGCCTGAGTATAAAAAAGCTATAGCAAATGCTGCGCTTATTGACCCGGAAAAAGCACTAGATCTTTATGGTCGAGTTGTTTCTTTAAAAGAAACAGAAGCACGAATCCGTGGAACACAAGAAGCAGTTACCGGACGACAGCGTGAGGCTCTTTCACGAAGAGAAGCAGCCGCTGAAAAAACCGTGGCACGTAAAGAACAAACAAAAGCACAAGCTGAACCCGGTAATTTGCTTAGAGCAGCTATTGATTTAAAAATATTAGATCCGGCAGATCCAGAGTTTTCATCAAAGGCTTTAGGATATTTGCGTGACAAAGGTATTAGCTTACCTTCTAATCCAGAAGCGCAAGACAAGTTTATGGAGCAACTTTTAAAGAGCCCAAGACTACCTAAAACTCCAGACTTTGCCGATCGAATCAAAGCATTCTTTGGTTTTGGCGTATCAAAAGCAGCTCCTGTTCCAACGCAAGCGCCAACAGGAGTACGTAAATTTAATCCAGCAACTGGACAACTAGAATAACATGCCAAAAGTTATTGACATTCCAAGCGTAGGTCAAGTAGAATTTCCAGATTCAATGGATGATTCTGCTATAAGCGCTGCTGCAAAGAAGCTTTATGATGAAGCTTCTGCTCCTGCACAATTACCATCGCAAATTTCAATACAACCAGTGGATGTCCAAGCTGCTGAGGCAGCTCGTAAAGCTCAAATGCCAAATGCCTCAGAGCAATTGCAAGTATTAAAAGATCAGTCTAAT